GGGCTCTGACACACCCAGATTTGTCTGGATTATGATCCGATTTGGTGGCGCTATGACGAGCATCACCAATCCACCCATCACTGGTAGAGCGGCGATCTGGATACCAGGTATCAATCTGATCCCTTAACTGCACACCAGCTGCGCATAACCAAGGTTTCATTAGCCAAGTAGCAATTTTAATTCATCGGCAGTTAAACCTAAACGATCTGCAATAGCTTGTCGTTGTGCCTGTTTTGCTTCTCGTTTTTCTTTTAATGCCAATGCGTTTGCAGCATCGATTTCAATTTGTGAAATTTCTTCAACAGTAGCATCTCTGATGATTTCTTCACCAGTAGTAACATCAACAATTTTTATTTGTGGTTTCGTCATTTTATGATACTCCGTATAGTAGAATTGTTCCTGATGTAAAATTACCTGAACCTGGGAAAAAATATAATGACGACACTGCACTTGTATCTTTCCATGCGCCAATACCACCAAAGGCTGCCAATGTTGAAGTGTCATAAATTGCAATACAATCCATTTTGACCCATTTTCTAGTAGATGCATTTGCATAATCTGGAATTTCTAAAGTAAATAAACCTTCGCCAATAGTGCTGTCTTGATTTAATGCAAGATCTAATGAAGTATCATCATAAGTTCTGCCGTTACCGCCAAAATCACCAGCAGTGCTATATTCTAAATTGTAGTAAGTTGATGCGGTACTGCTAGAATTAAATCTCATTTTTAATGTAGCATTATCGTTAGCAGGTTTATATGATCTAATTACTAAATATAAACTTTTGTAAGTTTGTGGAATTGTCGATAATGTAACAGATGCACCAGATAATGTAGTTGTACTAATTAAAGTCATACCACCACCACCAGCAGGCGTTGCCCACTCAGGTGCAGTTGCCCCAGAATTGACTTGTAAGACCTGTCCAGCTGTACCAATTCCGAGCCTAGCTGGTGTAGATCCACTTGAAGAATAAATAGTATCGCCAGTAGTGGTCATCGGATTAGTCATACCAGTAGTATCTAAATTAGCCCAAGCTGATCCAGTGTAATAAGTTGTAACGTTTGTATCTTTAAGGTATGCAAAGTTACCTTCTTGTGGTGATGTAACGGCTGCATCTCTAGCTGTGGCACTGGCAAACACCCACACGCCTTGCATTAAATAGCCATCTACATCGGCTGCGGTTAATACCTCGCCTGTAACAAAATCCTTAAACCCTAAACCTGCTGCCATCTCTACTCCTTAGTAACTTAGGACATTATAGTCTAAAGTGCCATAAATGCTATTATTTAGGATAAATGCATCTATAACGGGCTCTAGTGTCGTGAACGTGGTTTTCCAACTATTCGGGGTTATTGCCATCCTTACCCCAAAAATCTGTAAAGTCTTCTCTAAAAGTGATCCACCAGGCTGGGTAGTCTTGACTGTAATTGGATCGAAAAAGTCTAGGTCTAAAGCTGCCAATATACCTGAGTTGTAGTTATCGGTGTATAAATCTAGAACTATAGCATCTACTCGTATAGAGGTTTCTTGCCTACTAGCCACATAAGCTTGAGCATAATCTAACGCTACGGCATCTGATTCCATTAAAAGATTGTCTAAGAAATAGCTGTGAAGAAAGTATTTATCTATGCTGGCTTGGTTTAGGGCTACCTGTGGGCTGCCACCAGTTCTAGTAATAGTGGCTTTATTAAATACCAGTACATCATTTAATATCCAAGTAGCATCAAAGTAATCTATGCCTGATCCATCATCTGCAAAGACTGTAGGTGTGCCACTAATAGATCCAGCCGTAACGCCTCTATCTTGAAATACAAAATTATTATCGGCATCCACATAGATAGCGCCATATTCAGATTCTGATGCTATAAACAAAGCCTGTAATGCTGTGCGGTTAGTACCAGGATCTGCCTGTAATGTAGTAAGACCTGCATCTATATCACGCTGTGATGCTGGCCAGTCAATTTCATCTAATATCTTATTAACTCTAGTGCCAGATAATTGCCCTGCGGTAGCGCCAGTAACTGTGCTTATCTGTGCTAGTTGAGCTAATCTAAAAGCATCTACGGCTTGAATAGTAGTCATGGCTAGATCTGCTTCTGATTCATCTGGGTAAGTTGTAACATAACTTGTAATAAATCCTGAAAATATAGGATAAGTAGTAGCACCATAGGTAGCAGTAATCTGCACCTTCTTCATGGGTGTTAATAAATTGTAATAAGGCCCTGATACATTCTGTGGATTAAAATCGCCATTCTGATCTATTATACGTAAAGTCATTGAGCCAGTTTGAAATTGATCGCTAAGTGCAGTACGACCTCTATTGGTTTCGATTCGATTTACTCGATTAGATACATCTACAATTACAGCTACAGAATCTGACAATATGTTTACATCTAATTGGCCTTGTCCTAAGATAAGAGCCTGGGCAAAACTAGGGCCAGTCGAGAAATTTATGAAAGCATTTATTACTGGTACTGTCATACTATAAATCCAGCTGGTACTGTGCTATATCCCGATCTGTTTGCTACTTGAATACTCTCGGCAATGGCCTGGCTTAATCTGTCGCTATTAGCATCTACTGTAACTCGGATTTCTGTAGGACTCTGGGTACTAGCATTTCTAGCCAAAAATTGTGCAATATCTTGGTTTAATCCTTGCACGGATTCTAAACCTAAATTATATTCAAAGGCTTTAATTTCTTCATTTTTCTTTTTAACTTCCTCTAATGCATAATCATAGGTAGCGCCACCCCCGCCAGTTGTAGTGGTTGTACCTGTGGCTAACTTAGCAATCATGGCAGCTATACGAGCATTTAATAATCTTACAGATTCTAAAGCATCATCAAAACTTGTGACCTGACTTTTAATAAAATCATTAATTTTAGTAGTCATAGATTTAACAGCTTCTAGGGCTATACTAAAGTTTTTAGCAAATTCTTGAGCAGCTTCGGCAGCGTCAAGTTCGGCTAATGCTTTTTTACCTAATGCTTCATCATTTTTAGCAATAGCAATTAAGCCATCTAATCTTGATTTAACTTCATCTGTAGTTGCTTCGTTACGTGCTTTTTGTAAACCAATTAACTCTAAATCAAACTTTTCTTTTAATTTATCTAATTCAGTTTTTTTCTTTAATATGTCGTATTCTTGTTTACGTACACCAGTACTAAGTTTAATTATTCTTTCTTCTAATCTTCTATTAAGAATACGTGCTTTGGCTAATGCACTGTTTTCTTCTGGACTTAATTGTCTAGCACTTGTAGCAGCGCCAAGCACTGCGCTTCCGCCAACAATAGTAAAGGCAGCCGCCACAGCTTTAGGGCTTTTACTAGCAATAGCGATGGCTAATAAACCAGCCTTAAATGTAGGATTACTTACTAGGTCAGTAAACCCTTTAGTTAATTTGGCTATTTCTCGAATAGCATAAGCTATATTGTCGCCTAAGTTTTCAAAATCTGTGGCAAGAGTAGCAACTGAACTGTCTTCGCTTAGAATCTCTAATGCATCTACTAAGCCTCTACCAATAGATTTAGTAGCTTCATCTGCGCCTTTTTTAAGAACATCCATTTTGCCTGCATAAGTATCTAATCTAGCAGCCGCTTGTCCTGAAAATCTTTTTTCTAGGGCTTCCATGATCTTATTCATGTCGCCAGATTTAATTATGTTTGCATCTATACCAGTGTTTAATCCTTCAATTGCTTTAGTTTTACCTCTAATACCTGCGGCTAAAGCTCCTACCACAGAATCTAAACTTGCACCAGTACCAGCGCTTACATTTAATGCAGCTTCTAGTGTGCGCTGTGATAACGCAACTGATCTGGTAAGGTTTAAGAATGTTTGAAATGGTTTGCGTAAGTCTGTAAGTATTGCGTATGTTTTTTCCAGACCCTTTATATAGTCTTCTACCTCTGTAACTCTAAATGCGTTGCCAGTATTTTCTAATTGCAACTGTAATGATTTGGCTGCGGCCTCATCTTCGGCAAATACTTTAACTGCCTTTTTGCCAAATGCTACTAATGCAGCGCCACTAAAGGCAACGCCAAAGGTACGTGCAAAACTTTTTACACGTTTTTCAAATACGTTTACATCCTGTTGGGCTTTTTTAAGCGCCTTACCATTCCAGGTAGCGAGTGCGGATACGACTACATTGGCCACTATGCCACCTTCTTTAATTCTGTTTTATCATTGAAATAATCAGCACCTGATTTAATTGCATCTAAAATAGCATCATAGATTCTAGGACTATCTTTAGCCCAAGCCTTGTAGATTAATCGGCCTGATCCTTTTCGACCAGCACTTCTCACGTCTTTAATCTTTGGCTGTTTAGTAAGTTCTGGCATTGATGTAACAAACTGGTATCCTGCAAATGGATTATTGGAATCGTAACTAGCTGTAGATCTGCTCTTACGTCTAGCAGTACCAGCCTGCTTAAATGCCATTGTGCCACCACCAGGATTAATAGATGTAAATGGCGCTCTACCTTGTGGGTTTAATCGGCCTGCGGTTTCATAAATACGACCAGCTGCACTAATGTTGTATACGTAATTCTCAACTTGAAAACCATTTTTGAATCTTCTGTTTTGACCTTCTTTGTAACCTATGCCACCTTTTACATTATTGGCATCGTACTTTGGAAATGGTCGATATTCTATATCCGATGATATTGGCTTAGACCAGCCAGATAGTACCTCTGCATTACTAGGTACATAACCTTTAGCAGTAGCTTCTACCTGGCGCATTAATGGACTAATAGCAGTTTTGATGCGAGCGTAGAGATCTTCATCGATAAAGCTAAGGCCTTTCATGACCTCTTTAACGCCTACGACCTCGGCTGGCATTTTTAATCTCCTTAGCTCTATCGGTTAATACTTGAATTATTGCCCGATACATCTCCGAGTCCATATTGATAAACTCGCTAGGCGGTATTCCAGTTTCTACGGAAATTTGAGCGATGCCGTAAAGGATAGAATCCCGCTGTGTTATTTTTTTTCTTCGTCTAATACCTCGACAGTTTCTAGGCTGTCTATAAACTCTGCATTAAATAAAGGTACTTGTGCGCCAGATCTGCGTAAGCACTCCCAGGCTAACCAATAGATATGGGTTTGCTGTTCATGCTCACGCAGCATTTTGCTAATACCTGCATTGTATTTCAACTCGAAAGCGTACTCGACACCTGGTGTTATCTTGTGTTCTGTGACTTCACCATTAGCCCTAGTAATCTTTAGCTTTGCCATTGTTACTCCTTAATTAGAACGGTACCGAAGGCGATACTGTGATTCCAGAGTTTACAGTAAATGTAACGCTAGATGTAGCAATTTCGGCTACTCCAGCTGATCCGATTGGAGTCAGGTTATTTACTAAGATTGAGAACTGGTAAGTAGGGTTAGCAGCTGAAACTGTAGTTCCCTTAACTGTAATTACTGATACAGCTAGAGTC